TCAGCTCACTAATTGGACGAGCTGGCCTGTTTTCGTATGCCCCCTTCGAGCCTTCTGCCGTGACTTTGTCGTGACTTTGGGAAGGTTCTCGTGAGGGAGCAACCGAAATGATTCTTCTTGGGCCTGAGCAGCGTTTTCCTGCGGGTCTTTTGGTTCGTCTTCCCCTTGTTTGCCGTTGAGCAGGTTGCCGAGCATGGCAGCTGCCGCGTGGTCGTTCTGCGGGATGGCGTGGGCGTACCAGTCGAGCGTGATGCTCGCGCTGGCGTGGCCGAGCCTGGTCTGAACGGTCTTGACATCGACGCCGTTGGCCAGAAGCAGTGTGGCCTGGGTGTGCCGGAGCTCGTGGAACTTGAGCCCGTCGAAGCCGTGCTCCTTGCGCCAGATTCCCCACCAGTGGCTGAAGTTGTCGATACGGATGCGGCCGCCCGTGCTCGAGCAGCACACCGGCGTCTCGTCGGTCTGCTTGACGCAGATCTTGGCGAGCTCTATCGCCTGACGGTCCTTCCACATGCCGAGGTGCTCTACGGTCGTGGGGTCGATGGCTATAGTGCGGACGCCCGAGTCGGTCTTCGGGGTCTTGACCACGTCCTGGTAGGTGACGTTGTGCCCGACGTGGATGGTGCCCTCGTCGAGGTCGACGTCACCCCAGGTGAGCGCGAACACCTCGCCCCTGCGCTGGCCCGTTGCCAGGCCGATGCGAACGGCCATGATGCAGCTGATGTCGTGCAGTCCGCACATGAAGCGGCGCTCCTTCGCGATGCCGAGCTTCTCGCGGTATGCGCGGCGGGCCTCCTTCTCGTCGAGCGACTTGAATGCTTCGGCCTCGGACTCGTCGACTGCGGTGAGCAATGTGGTGCCCTCCTCTGCGGTGAGCGAGCGGCGATTGGGCTTGTCGCGCCGGGGTGCCGTGACGCGCGTGCAGGGGTTCCGGTAGATGTAGTCGTAGTTGATGCCCTTCTCGAAGACGTTCTTGAGCAGGGTGTGGATCTGGTTCATCGACGTGCCGGAAAGGCCGGTCTCCTTGCGGATGGCGGCGTAGGTCTGCTCGACCATCTGGATGGTGATGTCCTTGACGGGCACGTTGCCCAGATGGCGCTCCACGTGGCGCAGACGGTTGCGGTCGTCCGTGAGCGTGCGCTCCGACGCCTTGCTGGCAGTGCGGCGGGCGGCGTCCCACAGCTCGATGAGCTTGGTGAGGGTCATGTTGTCGACCTTCTGCTGCTGGACCACCTCGTCAAGGGTCTCGCCCTTGTCATCGAGCTCGGCGATGAGCTTGTCGCGCTCCTCGTAGGCGTGGGCCTTGGTGCCCTCCACGATGCGGGTGACGCGCTTGCGCTTCTTCTTGGCGCCGCCGTCCTCCTGCTCCTCGTCGTAGGTGAACGACAGGCAGATGCGCCAATGCTTGGGGTTGAAGCTCTTGCCGTTGCGGCGCTTCTCCTCGGTTACGCTTCCTCCTGTGAATCTCATTTGGTTACCTCCTCTCTACCTTCTCGCAGCCCTTTTTCGATGACTATCACTACGCCCTATTGGGCGTTAGCGCCTTGTTTGGGGAATCCTATTCGGATTCGTTTTCGGATGCCCCAGTTTCATTCTGCTTGCTCGGGTTGAAAAGTCTGTCGTAGTAGTACTCGTCAAGATACTGAGAGCCCATCTCGTCAGGATAGAGTTGCTTGATATCAAGATTCCCATATTCGTCTTCTTCGTAATACAGACCGTCGTATGATGGGATAGACGACAGATCGCCTTCTCGCCCCGCAAAGAACTCGGCGTAGGGGGTGACGCAATGGTGTAACTCAGTCCTATTGAGCACGCTGTTGATTCCCTTGCCGTGATATAAGATGAGTCCGAACGCTATAAGCTGCTCGACCGTTGGGGGCTGGACGCCTTTTTCGATACGGTAAAGCGCCTCTTTGTTGATCTTTACGCCAGTCCATGTTGTGACTGTGTCGCAGAACTCCTCCGCGCGGTTGTAGCCGGCACGTTGGCGGGCTGTGCGCAGGAACACGCCGTACCTCTCGAAATCGAAGACCGTTGATTTCGGCTCTGTGGCCATGGGGCTCCCTTTCCTCGCTGTTTTCACTGACTGAAGACACTTTACGATATTTAACGATTCTTGTCTAGACCCATTGTCAAATTGGGCATATCATCGTCAGTGAATGACAATAGTTGAAAGTGAGAAGGCATGTCGTTAAAGAGTATCGCAGCGAATCGTTACCCGGAGGGGTTGCCCGGACTCCTGAGCATGAAGGAATTCTGCACTCTAATCGGTGTGTCCAGGCCGACCGGCCTGAGCATCGTGCGCGAGCATCCGGATTACACCGTAAAGCGCGGGAACACCCAGATGGTAGGCGTCGGGCTCTACCAGATGCTCTCGCGCGACGAGTCGGTACGGCTCGCGCCTGGCGCCTACAACGGCCCCATCGGAGAGGTTGGTGAGTTTGATGTCTGGTTCGGCGGCCCTCCCTGCCAAGGGTTCTTCTTTGACTTCCTCTGAGATGCAGGCGGCATCTGCCACGCCGCTCTCGCAGTACGGCGACCTCCTCACGGTGGACAACATGGCCGAGGTGCTCGACGTGTCGACCAGGACAATCTACCGCCTGACGGATGGCGGCGAGCTCCCCTCGGTGAAGGTGGGACGCAGGCTCTACTTCCCAAAGCACCTGCTCATAGAAGCGCTGTGCCTGTAAGGAGCCCGAGTTGACCGATCGCAGGGAAACAGCAATCGACCTCGCCGAGCGACATGGATTCGCCGTCTTCACGCTCGCGTACAAGACCAAAGTGCCACACAAAGGCACGCATGGTTTCAAGGACGCCACGCGCGACCGGGCCAAGATAGAGGCCATGTTCGTGGAACACCCCAACAGCAACATCGCCGTGGCCGGCGGTGCGGTGTCGGGCAACATTGGCATCATCGACCTCGACCTGGATGAGGACGGCTCCTACGACGGACGTGAGGAGCTATCCGACTGGCAGGCCGAGCATGGCCGCTTCCCCGAGACGGCCTGCGTGGTGACGGGGCGCGGTGGGTCGCAGCTCTACTTCCGGTTTCCTGGTGGCACGCCCGACTCGTACAAGAACGAGGTGGCGCATGTCGACTTCCGTGGCGAGAAGGGCTATGCGATGCTGCCCGGCTCGATTCACCCGAACGGCAACGAGGTGTACTGGGACCTCGACCCTGACGACCAGCCCATCGCGGACGCCGACGAGAACGTGATCGCTTTCGTCGAGCACTTCCGCCCCGAGGCAACCGAGAAGGGAGAGGGCAGTGGCACTGACGGCAAGAAGAAGCCATTCGAGCTGCCGGACGTGCTGCGCGAGGGTGCCCGCGACGAGACGGTCTACAAGTATGCCTGCTCGGAGCGGGCCAAGAATACGCCTAAGGACGTGGTTCTCGTAGCCGCACGCGCATACAACGAGAAGCACTGCGAGCCGCCCCTACCGGACTCGATCGTCGTGCAGAAGGTCGAGAGCGCCTTCACGCACGAGCCAGGGACCTCGAAGAGGGGCAAGAAGAACGGCGACGGCATCGAGACCATCAGCGGAGCGAGCATCTGGAGCAACCCGCACCTTGAGGCGAAGTTCGACGGCAAGGGCAACTTTGCTGGTTACTATGCGCCTACCGTGCCGGCGCTCGTCTGGTGGATGCAGGAGGATCCCGGGCTCGTCGGCATCAGGCTCGAGCTGATGAGCCAGCAGGTGGTCATCGAGAACGGCCTTCCCTGGAGCGGATCGGTAAAGCTGTGGCGCTCGGTCGACGGCGACTACCTCTTCTCGCGCATGCAGGAGCGGTACAAGGACGGCGGCAAGTCGCTCGTCCGCTCGGACAAGAACGTGTTCAAGGCCTTCTCGATCTTCTCGGATCAGAACAGCTTCGACGCACTCACCGACATGCTCGATGCGCTGCCGGAATGGGACGGGAATCCCCGCAAGGACGCACTGCTCATCGACTGCCTCGGCGCTGAGGATAGCGAGTACACGCGGGCGGTCACGTCGCTGCTGCTGAGGGCGGCGGTGGCTCGCGCGTACGAGCCGGGCTGCAAGTACGACTATATGGTGGTGCTGCAGGGTCCGCAGGGCATCGGGAAGTCGACGCTGCTCCACAAGATGGCGATGCGCGACGAGCTCTTCGTCGATGACGTGAAGAACATCGGCAGTAAGGACGCGCAGGAATTGATACAAGGGCGTTGGTTCGTCGAGTTCGCAGAGCTTGCGGCCTTCAAGGGCAAGCAGGTGGAGACGTTGAAGTCGTTCATCACGAGCCAGACGGACAGCTACCGCGTGCCCTATGCGAAGCGGCCGGTTCAGCTGCCGAGGCGCTGCGTGCTCGTCGGCACGACGAACTTGGGAGAGTACCTGGAGGACCCGACTGGCAACAGGCGATTCATGCCGGTGCGCTGCGACGGAAAGGGAACGCGCGACATCTTCGCCAAGGGCATGGGTGAATACGTGCGGCAGGTCTGGGCCGAGGCACTTGCCGACTACCGTGAGCATCCGGGCAAGGGCCTCATCCTCCCGCGTTCCGTAGAGGCGACCTCCGACGCCATGCGCGACCGGGCCACGACCGAGGACCCGTGGATCGGCATCGTGGGCCGCTACCTGGCTGGAAAGAAGCTCCATGAGCCCGTCTGCACCATGCAGGTGCTTGTCGAGGCGATCGGGATGGACCGCGAGCATGTGCAGCGTTCGGACAATATGCGCGTCTCCAACATCATCACGCGCTATTGTCGCGATTGGAAGCGCTGCCCGAGCAACCGCTCCATCGAGGGGTACGGCTCTCAGCGAGCGTTCGAGCGCAAGACGCCCGAGGAGATCGCTGCCGAGCGCAACGGTGTTCAGCAGTGTTTGCCGGGTGTTTAGCATGTCCACCAGCATTGACGAACACCTTAAACACCTAAACACCCCTTTTGGAAGAGTTGGGGTGGTTGTTGGGATGGAGTCCCGAGGGGTGCTTGGGGAGAAGGGAAACAGTTCTGGCGATTCGGGTGTTCAAGGTGTTTACTCGCAGGTGGGTGCGGCAAACACCATGCCCACCACGGCCGCCGCTCTGACCGCAGTGTTTGGCGGCGATGCGTCATGAGCACGTGGACCACGGCCCAAATCGACGTGATTCGCGAGGTCGGCTACAAGGGCGTCCAAGCGGTGCATGACGCGATCCTCGAAAGATATGGCGTGGAGCATTCCCTCCATGCCATAGAATCGCAGGCCTCCAGGGTCAGCGCATCGCTAAAGGTGAGGACGGAGTGCCCAAGCTGCCATGCCGTCGGCGTTCGAATCAATCGGCAAAGCGGCCTTTGCAGGCGCTGCACCATACAGGAGCATGTGGACGAAGAGCAGGCTTTCAATGACGTGCTCGAAGCAGAAGCGGCCGGGTGCGACGACGGACCCGAGATAGACGAGCTCGAGCGCAAATGGGCGCAGCTCAGGCAGAAGAACTCGCGCCTGATGCGCAAGCACAATCTCAAGGGCAAGCGTGAGCGCCTGTAGGTTTGTGACCGGGTGGGACGATACCTCCAGAAACGATTACGACGGGAAGGAGGTTTCGCCCGATGAGGAAGCCGAAGCTCACGTACAAGATGGTCGAGCAGGCCGTGGAGATGAAGGGCCATGGCCTTTCCAACGTCGACATATGCGCCGGCCTGGGGATAACCGAGGGCACCTTCTACCGCTGGCTGCGCGAGGACGACACGAAGCTCAAACGTGCGTTAAAGCAGGGTCTCAAAAAGGCGGAGGCCGAGTATAAAGAGACCTTGCTGCAGTCCATCATGGCGACGGCCACCCGCGAGAAGAACCCGCAGTGGACGGCGGCCGCATGGCTGCTCGAGCGCAAGTACCCAGACGAGTACGCGCAGACCACGCGCAAGGGCGAAGACGCCGGCGAGGACGTGCCGCAGATCGTGCTCGGCGTGACCGTGCAGACGGTTCGAAACGACGAGGGTGCCGATGATTAGCGCGGCCGACCTCGTCATCCCGAGGTTCCACGACGTGCTCGGCGACGTGATGGCTCACGGGCACACGCACTACTGGCTGCATGGAGGAAGAGGAAGTACCAAATCTTCCTTCATCAGCCTTTGCCTTGTCCTTCTCGTCATCGCCTTCCCCTACGCGAACGCGGTGGTTGTCAGGCGCTTCGGGAACACGCTGCGCGACTCGGTTTACCAGCAGGTTCTTTGGGCGATCTCCTCGCTCGGGTTGGAGAGCTACTTCAAGGCGAAGCTCTCGCCCATGGAGATTACTTACCTTCCCACTGGGCAGCGAATCGTGTTTCGCGGGGCGGACGACCCGCTGAAGCTGAAGGGCATCAAGTTCACGAAGGGCTTCCCGGCGGTGATCTGGTTCGAAGAGCTCGACCAGTTCGACGGTATCGAGGCCGTGCGTTCCATTCTCAACTCGCTCAGGCGTGGCGGCGATTCGTTCTGGATCTTCTATTCATACAATCCGCCGAGGACGATGTGGAGCTGGGTGAACGTGGAGTGCCTGGAGCGGGCGAAGCGTTCTGACACGCTGGTGAAGCGCTCGTCCTACCTCGACGTGATCGAATCGCATCCCGAGTGGCTGGGAGACCCCTTCATCGATGAGGCTGAGTACCTTCGCGACGTGAACGAGACGGCCTGGAGATGGGAATACCTCGGCGAGGTGACGGGTACGGGCGGTAACGTCTTCACCAACATCCGCGACGAGAGGCTTTCGCTTTCCCGTATTCGCAACTTCGAGCGCACGAGGAACGGCGTGGACTGGGGCTGGTTCCCTGACCCCTGGCGCTTCGTCCGGTGCGCGTGGGAGCTTTCCGCACGGCGCCTTCTCATATTCGAGGAGCACAGCGCCAACCGGAAGACGCCTGCAGAGACGGCGCAGATCCTTCTCGACGCCATGACCTTTCCCGACGAAGAGGGCGAGGAGCCTTACTTTCACGACGAGATCATCTGGGCTGACGACACGCCGGACGGAAAGCAGCAGATGGCGGTTTACCGGCGGGACTTTCACATCCGCATCCGCCCGGCTCGGAAGGCGCGGATGCGGAAGCTCTCGTACGAATGGCTAGCGGGACTTCGCGAGATCGTCATCGACCCGTACTGGTGTCCCAAGACGTTCGAGGAGTTCACGCTGAAGGAGTACCTGCGCAACCCCGACGGTACGTGGGAGGACGAGATCCCTGACGGGAACGACCATTCAATTGATGCGGTGCGCTATGCCATGATGGAGGACGTGTTGCGGGGATAGCCCGATATGACTGAAGGCGTCAGACGGAGACAGCCCTTTCCGTAGCCTTTATCGCGCCTTGGCAGTGGATTCTTACGACACGGTTCTCGTCGGCTTCCGCTATTCTCTGCAGCTCTTCCACGTAAGGCTGAACGAGCTCCGGCCTTCTCTTCCCAAGGACGCGGAACATCTCGGGTGCTTCCATCCTCGCCTTGTCATTCTCATCATGAAGGAGCTTCTCGAAAGCAGGCATGTGCTCGGCGTAGACGTCGGGCGTGTTCGTGGCGATGTTCTCGGATGCCCAGATGAAGGCGAGCCTGACCTTCGCCTCCTCGTCATCGGCGAAACGGAACAAGCTTTCCCAATACGGCTCTGTCAGCTGGTAGTCAGCGCGGCCGATCCTGCCGAGAGCGTTCAGCGCGCGCTCGCGCAGAAGCGGTTCCGAACTGTCGAGGAATGCGGCTATTGCCGGCACCGCGTCATGCATAGATTCGGGATGCGCAAGGCCCATCTCGCCGAGAAGCCACAGCGCCTTCGCCTGGATCTTCACCGACTCGTGGGAAAGCAGCGACGAGACGTACGGGATGCTCTCTTCCCACCTGTCTTTGTCCTTGGTCAACTGGCCAAGCTCTTTGTAGAGTTCCGATACATCCAAGGCTGTTTCCCTTTCACCTTCGTTCGTCTCGGCATTTTAAGGCACGGGCGGGGTTGTGACATAGGGAGAGACTTCTTCCAGACGATTACGGCGGCTGATGGAGGTCTTCTCGTGAGCTTGGAAGGAATGGACGAGTACTGGGTGCCGGAGCATGTGAAGGAATACCTGCGAGGGCTGGGGTTTGTGCTTCCGCTGGATGACATGGAGCCTTGGATTCGCAGCTGGGATGACTGGATGGGGGCTCGCGGGGACTTCTATGACTATCGCGACCGCGACGGGCTTGGGCGCGTTTACGAGGTTCACCGTCGGTCGATTCACCCGGCCATGCGGGTCTGCAAGGAGTGGGGCTCTCTTCTCCTCAACGAGGATGTCAAGGTCGTGTGCGATGACCAGAAGGCGACTGACTGGATTGGCGAGTTCCTCTCTTCCACAAACTTCATGGCGCAGGCGCAGGCGACCGTGGTAAGGGCGTTCGGGCTTGGAACTGGTGCCTGGGCGCTGTGGGTGGACCTCGACAGGAAGAAGGTCCGTGTCCGTCATTACGATGCAAGAATGGTGATACCGCTCACGTGGGACGAGGACGGCGTGAGCGAGTGCGCGTTCGTCACCAGAGCCTTTTATCGCGGGAAGGCTGTGGATCAGCTGCAGATGCACCTGAGGGGCGGTATGGGTTTCTCGGCAGGCTCTTCTTCGCCTTCCGCATCTTCACCTGGAAACTCGGACGGTCTTCTCACCATGAACGATGAGGAGACCTACCGGATCGTCACCGTATGCTTCGACAAGGACGGGAACGAGCTCGCGCCTGTGGGCGTGGCGCCGGTGTTTGATACGGGCTGTGCTTTCCCCACCTTCGGCATCGTCAAGCCGGCCGTCACCAATACGCGGGTGGACATGTCGCCGTACGGGCAGTCGGTGTTCGCGGATGCGGTTGATGCGGTGCAGGCGGTGGACCTTACCTTCGACGCTCTCGTCTCGGAGATTGACGTTAGCAAAATGCGCGTTTTTCTTTCTGACGTGCTCTTTGACCGCGAGAAGACTGGGGACAAGACCGTCTCCATTCCCTTCGGCAAATCGGACTGCACGGTGTTCAGGAAGGTCATGTCTACCGAGGACACCATCCAGGAGTTCGCGCCGGCACTGCGCACGAGCTCGCAGTCCGAGGCTTTCCGCATCGCCCTGCAGATGCTCGGGGATCTGTGTGGCTTTGGGCTGGGGTATTTCGACTTCGACGAGTCGCGCGGGTACGTCCGCACAGCCACCGAAGTGTCCTCGGATAACTCTGCGCTTATGCGAAACATACGCAGGCACGAGAACTCGCTGGAGGGGGCCATCACGGGTATCGCAAGGGCTGTCATGGCCGTGTCGCGCGGGTTTGGCGAGGAGATCCCCGACGAGGGCGTGATGAGCGTCATGTACGACGACTCGATCATCCAGGACGTGGCGGCAGAGAAGGCGCAGGACATGGCCGAGGTGGGCGTCACCATGAACGTCTGGGAGTATCGTGCCAAATGGTACGGCGAGGACGAGAAGACGGCCAAGGTTCGGGCGCGCGGACTTGGCAAGGGCATGGGTAAGCACGAAGACAAGGAAGGGGCTGTATAATTCGGGCGTGTAATCCGAGTAATGCGAAGTGAAGGTATGCCATGCTGTGCAGTTGGATCTTGTTTCCGAATAGCCTCCGCCCACCCGATGAACTACGGGAGCTCGCAGCCGTCTTCGACAGACATATGGACGAGATCTCTTCCGCAGGGCATGGTTTGAGCAGCAATGACGTGCTCGCTGTTATAGCTGATGACCTCGAGGCGAACGACTATCTCGTTGAGAAGAGCAAACGCGCGGAAGACCTTATCCGCATGCCCGTTTTGTTCGGTGAGCAGGGCGCCCTCGAGAAGGAGTTCTATGCGGACGCCTACCATCCAGGAGCACACATCGTCCTCGAGGTGGAGGCCGGAAGGGCCGTCGCCAACAACCAGTTCCTCAAGGATCTGTTCGAGGCGTGCATGATGGAGGACTCCCAGTACCTCTGCATCGCGGTCAGGAAGCAGTACTCGGGCGGCGGCGTGAACAGCCAGGACTACGACAGGGTATGCACGTTCCTGAGGACGCTGTACGCGAGCAACAGGCTCCAGCTGCCATTAAAGGGCGTGATGGTTCTCGGATACTAGCTTCGGTTCGCGCGCTTGTCGGGTGAGGAGCCCGAAGATGCTTGCTGGTGGAGCTAGCGCGTTGGGTCGTGGGCAGGGCTGTCGCAGTCCTTGGGTGGCTTCTGGTGAGCGCATCTGGGTGCTAGTTGCTGGTGGAGCGGCTGGGAGACGGTAGCCGGTGGCATGCGGTGGCTTCCGGGCAGCCGTCGCAGCGAAGCCTTTGCCGCCCGCGCTGGCCGATAGACCGGGCGTGCGCGGACGAGCACGTGACGGCCGGGCTGCGGACAACCCGAGGCTGGCAGCGCGCGACCGGGCTAGCGGCCAGGGATGGCGGCAAAATAAACTCGGGCAAGTTTGACTCGCAGGTGAAACACAGAGAGACACGGTTATCTCACGTGCGAATTCTTGTCCCACCCGCCTGGCATTCTCGTTTCCAGTATAGGAGTTGCATTTGGCGGGGAGACGTGCTAGTTAGCTGTCCATGGCTTCTCGGCTCGTGTTAGAATTATTTGCTTGCAGGCAGATGGCATAGTTAGGCATTTTGCATGGCTATAGGTGGATAAAGAAGGGTTGAGGTGCGGTCGTGACCGAACGGCAGAACACAGACGCTACTCTTTCTGCCGTGGACCTCTTCTCCGGATGTGGGGGGATGTCCCTCGGCTTCCAGAATGCTGGGTTCAATGTTGCAGCAGCTTTTGACTACTGGTCACCAGCTGTCGAGGTTTACCGCAAGAACTTCGATCACCCCATCTTCCAACAAGATCTTTCGGATGTGGATGCGGCTGTTACAGCAGTTGAGGCCTACCATCCAACGGTGATTTTTGGCGGGCCGCCATGTCAGGACTTCTCAACCGCTGGGCATCAAGACGAAAACGGCGGCCGTGCCATTCTCTCCGTCGCTTTTTCGAGAATCGTGACTACGGTGAGGCCACATTGGTTCGTGATGGAAAACGTCGCGACTATCAAGAACACGCAGTCATTTAGGACGGTGTGCGACAACTTCCACAATGCGGGATACGGTCTCACCTGCAAAATCCTTAATGCCTCCTATTGCGGGGTTCCACAGACGAGAAAACGCATGTTTATCGTGGGTGGGCTCGGCGAAGAAGAGGACTTCCTTGCAGCTGAGCTTGATGCGGGACTTGCTGAGAAACCGATGACCATTCGCGATTACCTTGGTGACTCCCTTGGGATCGAGCATTATTTCCGCGTGCCTACGAACTACAGCCGTCGCGGTGTTTTCAGCATCGACGAACCTTCAATGACCATCAGGGCTATAGACAGGCCCATACCACCTGGATATAAGGGCAACCCCAAGGACTCTGCACCAGTGAGCGAAACTAGGATACTGACGCCAAAGGAACGGAGCTATATCCAGACCTTCCCCGAGGAGTTCGAGTTCTTCGGCGGGAAATCTGATGTGAACACGATGATCGGAAACGCCGTACCAGTAAACCTCGCGAAGTACGTCGCTTCGGCGCTTCTTGCCTACATTGGGACGAAGGACGGCGCTGAGCGATGAAAGCTGTGGACGTTTTCGCGGGCTGCGGCGGCATGTCGCTTGGGTTCGAGCAGGCTGGTATAGAAGTAGTCGCGGCGTTCGACAACTGGAAGCCTGCTGTTGAGATATATCGCGCAAACTTCGAGCACCCGATGTACGAGAAAGACCTCTGCGACGAGGACACCATTGACGTCATCAAGGCACTCAAACCAGACGTCATCATGGGAGGACCCCCCTGTCAGGACTACTCTATTGCCGGTAAACGTGAAGTGGGGGCTCGCGCGAACCTCACCATCCGCTTTGCCGAGATCGTCTGTGGCGTGAAGCCTGAATGGGTGGTGTTCGAGAATGTCTACAACATCGAACGGTTCGGCACGTTGCCAGTTATGAAGACCATGCTCAGCGATGCTGGCTACGGTTTGACCGCACGCGTTCTAGATGCCAGCAGGTGCGGTGTTCCTCAGGCGCGCAAGCGGTTCATTCTTGTCGGACATCTCGGCTCGGAAGACGGTTTTCTGGACGAAGCCATTGAGACGGGGCTTAGTGAGAAGCAGATGACGGTGCGAGACTACCTTGGTGACAAGCTGGGGACACAGTACTACTACATGCATCCACGTAGCTACGCCCGCCGCGGAGTATTCTCGATTGATGAGCCTTCTGCCACGATACGAGGCATCAACCGTCCTATTCCGGAGAACTACAAACGCCACCATGCCGACGCGGCCGCAATCGAGGACGGCGTACGCGCGCTCACGACGAAGGAGCGTAGCTATCTTCAATCATTTCCTGAAAGCTTCAAGTTTGAGGGAGCCAAGACGAGTGTCGAGCTGGCTATCGGGAATGCGGTGCCGCCGGCATTGGCGAAATATGTGGCAGAACGGGTATTGAAATATGAAAGCATCGCTGAGCAATAAGAGGTGAATATCGTGTCGTACTTCAAGCAGATTGACGATTATCAGACTTATCGTGGCGACGAATACGACTTTCATCTTGACTACAACGCAAACAGTGGCGGTGGGCAGGCGTTCCTAGGCGGCTCATTCTACGATGGCGACGGAGGCAAGTTCGCTTCTCGGGAACTTGGTGGAATGACTGCTTCTTTCGTCTTCAGATTCAGCGATGCTGACGGAGATGTTCGTGACGTTGATCTTGGCACAGAGGAAGCCTACCGGTACCCGATATCGCCGCGCGGTGCAGGCAGCCAGCAGATGAAACTGGGACTTGGCGGCGGCAAGGTAAGGCCGAGCCTCCTGCTTCCGGCTGCGATGATGCTCCCCGAGACTACAACAATCAACATGGCTGCATCATTGGAGCTCTCCCCGCTCACAAAAGACAACTATTGGCTTAGGTCCATGTGGCTCGACTGCGAGCTTGGAAGCGGTGACGAAGCGCATTTCATACCGAAGGATTACGTTTTCAGTGGCGGCATGTCAAAGCAGAACGGATACGCAACGCCCGATGGCAAGCCGACAGGCTCTGCTATGTTCTTCAAGCTCGACTATACGAGGCGTGCGAACGACATCATCTTTGCCGCCACCAACTGCGATGCCCTCTCGGAACCCATACGCGGAATACTGAGCTATTTCAGGGACGTGCTTCTTGGGAGCATCGATTTCAATCACGAGGATTGCTACGCCAAGACAACTGAACTCATGAGCCTAGTGGCACACGAGTATCCGACAACATACACAGGTATCGGGGATCCGCTGCCTACGATCATGGAAGTTGTCGGCAAGCCCGTCTTCTCGAGCGAATCGACATCACCAGTTCCGTCGAAGGTGAACGAACCTCGTAACCTCATCTTTTTTGGAGCACCTGGCACGGGCAAGTCCTACCAGCTCGCACGGTTGGCAGAGAAATGCTTCGACAAGAAGAACGTCCGTAGGGTGACGTTCCATCCTGATTACACCTACGCTCAGTTCGTGGGTTGCTACAAGCCAATCACCGCTGAACGGACAATACTTGACGAAGATGGCAACGAAACCGTTTTGAGCGAGATTACATATGGATTTGTGCCAGGTCCCTTCCTCGAGACGTACATTGCGGCTGTGCAGAACCCCGAAATAAACCACCTACTAATCATCGAGGAGATAAACCGGGCGAATCCCGCAGCTGCGTTTGGCGACGTGTTTCAGCTACTCGACCGAGGCGAGACAGGCAGGAGCGAATACGAAATAGCAGTACCACGCGAGATGCGCGCGTACTTTGAGGTGTTCATTCCCGAGTACGCAACAAACGGACACATTGCAGAACCCGTTAGACTACTTGCAGAGCAGGAGCGCCTGAGGAACGAAATAGGCAGGCTTTCTCTTCCACCCAACATGTATATCTGGGCAACAATGAACAGCGCGGACCAGGGCGTTTTCCCCATGGACACGGCCTTCAAGCGCCGCTGGGATTTCCGTTATATGGGTATCAACGATGGCAGCGCGAAGCTGGACGGTATCGCTGTGCCGCTTGGCAAGCCCGTACGTATGGTCAGCTGGGACGCTCTGCGCCGCGGTATAAACAAAGTGCTTCTCGATGCCGGCGTAAACGAGGATAAGCTGCTCGGCCCGTTCTTTATATCTCCGTCGCGGCTGCGCGATACCGCACACTTCACCCAAACCTTCATGAACAAGGTGCTGCTCTATCTGTTTGAGGACGCAGCAAAGACCAAGAAGTCTAAGGTGTTCAGCAAGGAGGGAAACCCCACCTATTCTGAGATCTGCGAAGACTTCAAGGAAAGGGGCGAGCTCGCATTTAAGGGGATGAAAGAGCTTGCAGCCATCGATGACGGCAAGGATGACGAGGCGGAAGAGCCGGACGGCATAGACGGCGAGGCGTAGCACATGCGAACGCTCTACATCCGCGAGCTGTCGTTTCACACGCCGAACAGTCTCGCGCGCATACTGCACGTGGATGCCGATGAAGCGATTCGCTACATCCGCTTGCTGTGCGCCCATGGCGTGCTCAAGCTGCGCACCAACGATGATGAGAAGGAGTACGACGCTCTGCATGACGCACCTGTGCGCGGGAGCTACCAGTTCGTCTATGTCGGACTCGTTCTGGTGGACGACCTCTGCATCATCGTCTACCCGAAGTACCTTCCTGTTGTCGATGCCTGTGACCCTGGCGAGACTGCGCAAAGGGCGATGCGGCAGATCTTCCGCGTGCTGCGCAAGCATGGCGGCAGTTACACAGACATCGCCGCCATGACCGAGGAGGGCATGCGGGCCAACGACCGACTGGCGCTCATGTTGATGCTCCTCGAGATGTACGACGAGTACGGCGTGTACGAGAACTACGTCAAGACGCTTGCGGACAACGGTCCCGGTGGAATCAGTTGGGAGCGCACCATCGCGTCGAATCTCCCCTTCATGAGCAACGGCAGGCCCATCTACGTCGACTACAAGACCGTGGAGAGCGACCAAGACGCGGCGGATTTCGTGATGAGGCTGCATCGTGCCGTGCTTACGGAGTGCTCGAAGTTTATGCAGGACAGCGGGCTCGCGTCTCTTCTGGCGCTCGACGAGGTGTGGCTGACCGACGCTGTCGTGGAGAACTTCGGTGACGCCGATTTTATTGCGTATAGGCTTGAGCGCGAGCGTGCCGTGCAGTTTATCACCTGGAAGCAGGACTTAATCGACCTGCTGCTACGCTACGTGACGGATGATGACTCGGCCGTTCGGCAGGATACGCCGCTTTGCCTGGGGACATCGAGCTTCTACCACGTGTGGGAGGAAGCTTGCAAGGTCGCTTTTGATGATGCGTTGGGCAAGCGGCTAGCTGATTTGGACGTCGCTCTCGTGGAGCCCTTCAACACGATGGGCGGCACTAGGCTCATCGACATCATCCCAAGGCCGCAGTGGACAGTTCCTGGAGATGACGGTGAGGACGAATGCGGTGACGTCGCTACGCTCATACCCGACACTGTCCTTCTGCACCATGATCGGGCGGACAACAGCGTGTTTGCCATCCTTGATGCCAAGTACTACACGCCTGAGCTTGGCGCGAGCGTGAACGGCGTGCCTGGCGTGGAGTCGGTGACCAAGCAGTTCCTGTATCAGACAGCCTATCGCGACTTCGTGCTCGCGCACGGGTACGAACGTGTGGTGAACGCGTTTCTCGCGCCGTCGGCTGGAGACGCCATCAAACACACTGGGCGGGTGCGGTTCCCCGGCGTGATCGCCGAGGAGGATGAGCCGTTCTCGAACGCGGTAGAGCTTTATGCGCTGCCTGCGGAGATGGTGTTCGATGCTTACCTGGCGGACGTGACGCTGGATAATGCGGAGCTACTGGCTGTTCTCGGGTGATATTGATTCTTCCGTGCTGCCGTCAACAATCGACCATGTCCACGATCCGTTGCCGATGGGATAGAGATGCACGCCATCGATGTCGGTGCCAGTGAATGATTCTGGGGCATCGGGGTCATAGGTGGCGGTGAAGGTATCGGTGGCCTCGTCGTATACGAGGCCGTCATCGAACTCTGGGAGCCACGCTGACATGCGCTCGACCTCGGATTTTTCGAAGTAGGGGCATGCCCAGCCGTTCCAAGCGTCATCGGGATCGAGGTAGGCGCGGTGGACGCACTCGGGGCGGGATTCTAGGTCGGCTATGGCTACGTGATGCCAAGAGTGCATTTGTGTCTCCCTAGTAGGCTATGCTGGACGGTCTGATTCTCCCACGACCGAAGGGGTTTGATCAATTGGCATAAGAGAACCGTAATAGAAATTGACCTCATAGGTCAATCGTGATACCATCCAGCTAGGAGGTGCATATGGAGATCGAGTATGCCAACAATGCGATGAAGAAGATCTTGGAAGACCCGCGCCTTATCGCCAAGAAGCATGGGGATATAGCCAGGACGCTTACTCGTCGCATGTCAGACTTGCGCGTCGCGGCGAGCCTGAGCGAAATCACGCATCTGCCACCGCCCAGAAGGCATAAGCTGACCGGGAATTACGAGGGCTGTTGGGGCATCGATGTGAGCAGGAGCAAGCGACTGATAGTTAGACCGATTGGCGATTTCGACCCAGAGGACTTGACAACCATAACATCCATACGAGTCGAAGACATTACCGACTACCACGAGCGATGAGAGAGGTGAGAGAACATGAGTGGATTCATCGTTGCACCAGGCGAAGTTATTAAAGAGTATCTGGACGCACGCGGGCTGACGCAGAAGGAAGTGTCGAAGCGCATTGGCGTCAGCGAGAGACACCTCTCCAAGATGCTCAATGGAAAGACGAGGCTTACCGAGGAGATGGCGCTGAAGCTTGAAAAGCTCATGCCTGACGTGCCTGCCAGCTTTTGGCTCAATTATGAAGTGAAATATCAGGAGTGCCTCGCACGAGAGAAGGAGGAGCACGAGCTTGAGGTGCTGGACCTTAGGGGTATTGCGGAGAGGTTTCACTTCAAGGAAGCTCTTGGCATGGGATGGGCCCCTCTTGTCGAGCAGGCCATCAGCATGCTCAAGTTGCTTGGCGTGTCGACTTTTGACCGTTATCGGTATGCAGTCCCCGGTGGAATCGAGTTCATGCAAGACGGCGGTGAGGATGAGGCCATCGTCGTATGGCTCAAACTTTGCGAAGAGGAGGTTTCCGAGCAGAATGATGTGGAGGGCTCACCAGAATACTCCGAGGATGCGTTTCGCAGCGTACTGCCCATACTCAAGGACGTGGCATCGAATACGGACTTCTTCGCATCGCTCAAGAGCTGTCGCATGCTACTTAATTCGGTTGGAGTTTTTCTCGTCTATCGGAAAGCCATCGGAAACGCGAAGGTGCGTGGCGCACTGACTGCTTACGAGGGGCATCCGACCATCTACATCAGCGGACGCTACAAGACGCACGGTGACGCATGGTTTGCAATAGGCCACGAGCTCGGCCATCTCCTCGACGGCTTTGACCTCAAGAAGACCGGGGTTTCCATCGAGGATGCCGATGAGTTGAGGAGCACCGGCGATGCCGATGGCAGAGCGAACGCGTCTGCCCGTAGTTTCTTCGTAGATCCCTCAGCCTATGAGCAATTCGTCAAGAACGGCGGGTATTCGAGCGCCAACATCAAGGAGTTTGCGGCCGAGCAGAGGGTAACGCCGGGTATCGTTGTTGCCTTCCTTCAGCATGACCGGCACATCGGTTTTGATGAGTTCAACTATCTCAAAGATCGGTTTGAGTAGCGGAGGCGCGCCCTATGTACGTTATTGCAATGAAGAACAGGCCCTACGAAATTGCGGCAATGAAGCAGCTCCAGGAGCACGGGTATCTCCGTTCTGACATGGTGCCTCTTGTCGAGATTATCAAGGAGACTCGTAAGTGTGATGACTTGGTTGACCCGGATACTGGGGAGCTGGTGAAGCGTAAACAACTCTGCAGCGACGGGATTGTTCGCAGCTATCGAATCCCTGACCGGCGCACCGAACGCGATGTGACTTTGCAAATGATCTCAGACCTGTTCCCCGGCAGAGATGTGCTTGTGGACTACTTTAGGTGCGACCTCGGTAGATATCATTATGATGCCGGTAAGATCGAGCTCGTCTTGCGGCTGAACAGAGATCTCACCCTATATATCGAGAAGATCTCGGGCATTACCGCTTACCCGCATCTCATACCCGTTATCACGATAAAGCAGGGGTTGGATGACGTGCTCTCGGCAGGAGAAGTCGCATCGTTGGTCAATGATTTGAGACGTGACAATCCTTGTCAGAGAATTGGGCTTAGGTTCGATGATATGGACGGTTACGAAACTGTCGCTAAACAGGTGCTTCGTGATGGGGATTATCTCATCTACGACTTTAATGAGCAGCCAATTCGCTCCAAGCCCGTTGAATGCATGAGGCTAAAGAATCTGCAACTCCCTGCACACGCGGTTGCGCTTTGCTCTCCACGGCACAGGGAGCTGACAGGTAAGGACTTTAAGGACTGCGCGGACGGAGAGGTGACAAAGCTGATAGACAACGTCCATCTCGACGTCTACAAGGATTATGGTTTCGATAGTGTCGGCGACTATGGTGGGCTTAGAGACAACTTGCCGGACAGTGGGGCAAGCAAAGGCCGTGCGCTTGCAATCATGTACGATGGGGAGGCCAATGGTTTCAAAGTTTACGTCAAAGATGACTATGAGCTCGGGCCTGACGGCTTTTGGGATGTGGTTGAGCGCATGTTAGGCGACACCGAAATCTTACATGATGATACATGTCTTGCCCTTGCGGCAATCCGCGATAAGTACCAAAGACACGACAAGGGCTATACCTTCGCCGAGTGGATTAAGTACACGCTTGTTAGGTACGTTCAGCAGCTTGCGATATGCAGGCCAGATTTCGATCAGTAGACGGTTTGTGGACTGAGGCCATAACGATAGAACCACTGATAGTCAATCTCGTATATCTCTGGTTGGAGTTCGCGGAATCTGTCCCAATAACAACCATAACGTTGCTTGAGATACCGCTTGAAGAGGTGGTTTATCTCGTTGCCGTCGTGTTCTTCCAGGCAAATCTTAACAAGGGAGGCTTTGGAGATACCTTTACCGTCCCTGTTTAGAAAAGAGCATAGGTGCTGTTTGGGCACTACGGCGAGCTGCTTCTCGGAATCAAGGTCGCCGCTCTTGACGGCACGTCTGCGGGCACAGAACTTGTAGCTACCGTCTTTCTGTTGCCGGTAAGAGTAGATGCCGCATGCATCAGGCACGTAATCGGGCAATTCGCGCCACCGTGATTCCGACGTCACGACATACACGGTTTCAAAAACGTCGAAGTAGTCTCTAAGCTGGCCTTCTAGGCGGTAGAAGGTATCCAGATCAGTCTTGATTTCGTAGGCCGCGCTGTGGCCATTAACCTTGCACATGTCTACGCGACTCCTGCCGATGGGCAGCTCAAATATCGAGACTGTCTTCGGGCTTTGCGGCAGAAGAATCCCATTGATGAAATTGGCCTTGATGGTTGCTTCATTCGGATAGCTGCCGAGAACTATACGGTTAATGAGATCACGGGCTGTTGTCTGGGGGTAGTCATTACGTTGTTCGCCCAGAATAGCGTCAAGCACGCCAGACAAGCTCTTTTCGCTCATGACGGTGGAATAAGCATCATAAAGATGCTGCGCGGTATCCGCTAACCCCCCTATGTACGCCACCTTGCTGCCCATGTCAACCTCCGGAAAGCATCGTAACACGCTCAAGTTTTTCGGTGAATGGCGTGGCGGGCATCGGCAGAGGAAATCCCGCAGACGATAAGACGGGTCAACCTGCTGTCACGCAGGTTAAGTCTTCACTTTGTGACGCTCGCATAGCCTTGTTCTCGGAGTAAAGTGGCCGATTTCATCTTATCGGCCAGTCACAGAAAGGCAGGCCGACATGGCAGGTGATGCACGTGGCGACAAGACGCAGGAAGAGCCGCAAGCCCAGGAAGACTTCGGTCGGCAGCAGGCGGCGCAAGAGCGGTCGCAGGTGAGCAGTAAAGACTGGGAGAAGGCCGTCGCCGAGCGAGACGAGAAGATCGCGGCGCTCGAGGCGCAGGTGGCCGAGGCGGCCAAGAATGCAGAGACGGCCGAGCAGCTGCGCGGCGAGATCGCGGAGCTGAAAGCCCAGGGCGAATCTGACCGCATCGACATCAAGCTGCAGCTCGCTGGCGTGCGCAACGTGAAGGCGGCGCGTGCGCTTCTTGACGACCACGGCGGCGACGTCGACTCGCTTAAGACTGCGGAGCCGTGGCTGTTCGCAGATGCCCCCGCAAAGCAGCGGGGCGGCACGACAGGGCTTCCCAACGCAGGAACCAGCACGGACGCCGGCAAGACCATGAGGCGCTGGCGCAGGCTCGCCGGCCTGGACGATTCCAACGACAACGCATAGGAGGGCTGAGGCATGGCCAACAGCATCGAGTTCGCGAAGAACTACACGGGCATCCTGGACGAGGTCTACCAGAGGGCGGCGGTCTCGCGCTGCCTGAACAGCGGCGGGCGCATGGTGCGCGCGGGCCGAAACGCCAAGGAGATCCTCATCCCGAAGATCTCCGTCACGGGGCTCGGCGACTACACTCGCAACGTCGGATACAAGACGGGCTCCATCACCTACGAGTACGAGACGCACAGCTTCGGCTACGACCGGGCCATCCGCCTGTTCGCCGACGTCATGGACGTGGAGGAGAGCGGCGTGCTCGACTGCTTCGTCGAGGCGGGCGCGGAGCTGCAGCGCACGCAGGTGGCCCCCGAGGGCGACGCCTACACGTTCAGCCAGATCGCGGGCACATCCGGCGTCACTACCAAGACCGAGGACCTCTCCGAGGCCGAGGCGGGCGACATTCTGGCGGCGCTGCGCGCCGTGACCAACGAGATGGACGAGAAGCAGGTCTCCACGGGCAGCCGCATCCTCTTCATCACGCCGACGCTGCGCGGCGTGGTGGACGACTTCTCGCTGGCGAACCCCACGCGCTCAAACCGCGTGCTCGAGCGTTTCAGCCGCATCGTGGAGGTGCCGCAGGTGCGCTTCTACACGGCCATCGACCTGAAGAGCGGAGACGCCGACCAGTTCGGCTACGCGAAGGCGGCCGCCGGCAAGGACATCAACTTCATGGTGGTGGAGAAGTCGGCCGTGATCAAGTACGACAAGCACGTGGCGAGTCGCGTGTTCAGCCCCGACGAGCTGGAGGCGCTCGACTCCTACATGCTCAAGTACCGCAAGTACGGCATCGTGAGCGTGCTGGAGAACAAGCTCGACGGCGTGTACGTGAGCGCGGGCACGGAGTAGCGGGCGTGGCCGTCGCGGTGACACACGAGTTCTATGCGCAGACCTACGGGGGCGGGCTTTCGGAGTCCGCCTTCGGGCTCTCTCTGCCTGCGGCTTCCCGGCACGTGCGGTGGCTGGTGGGCGGCGTGGAACCTTGCGAGGACGAGCTTGAGGCGTACCGGCGGGCCGTGTGCGCGGCCGTGGACGCCTTCGCAGAGTTCGGCGAGGGGCAGGTCGGCGGGTTCGCGCTCGGGGACTTCAAGGTGACGCACTACGAAGACGAGGGCACGACCGGCGAGGAGATCGCCACGGATGCGGCGCTGAAGGAGCTGGTGGGGACCTCGCTCGTGTTTTGCGGGGTGCGATGATGCGGGCGCTGAGGGCGATACCGATGCGGCTGCTGGCCAACGACGCCGTGGTGCGGGTGTCTGACGGGGCTGGAGGGTATGCCGATGGCGTTGCCATTACGCGCGTGCGGTTCGCGCGAACGCAGAGCATCGTGGATGACGGGCACCGGTCGGCTGACGCTGGCGCGGGGAAGGTCTGCGTCGACGCCGTGAACTCCGTTGGCGCGTTCGAGGTGCCTGCCGGGTCGCGCATCGACATCGGCGGGCATTCCTACCTCGTGGCCGCGTGCAAGCGGTGCGAGGACTTCAACGGGCACGTGCATCACTGGGAGCTGGTGGTGAGATGAGCTGCGCTGATTCGATCGCAAAACTACTGGTAGACAGCCACTTCACAAGTTGCTTCACAAAAGTTTTGCCGTCGACACTCGACTGCACGGAGCCCATCGTGGTGACGGAGGGCGCCTTCGAGCGCGAGTCACGGCTGGCCGAGGAGGAGCGCGGGAGAGTCGCCGTGACGGTGATGGTGGTGCGCGAGGTCATGGCAAATGCGGAGTCCGATGCCGTTGCCGCCGAGCTTGCGGTGCGCAGGGCCGACTGGGAGCCTTACGCGGATGCTGGTGCATGTCGGATCGTGGGCATCGACACCTCGGCACCCGCCTTCAAGGAGCGGGACTCGAGCGGGCGGTACGTGTGGGCGTTCGACGTGACGTGCACGGTGGTGAGGTCGCTGTGAAGGAGAAGGACGACAAGGCCGATGAGCGCAGGGCCGAGCTGCGCGAGCTCGTGGACAACCTGGCGCGCAAGCCCGCAAAGGGCGGCTCGGTGGACGAGATGAGCCTGGAGTCTCGCCGACGTGCCATCGCGTACGGCAGGGCAAGGGGCAACGCGTGAGGTCCATCGTCTACAACGGGGTCGATTTGTCTGAGTGGTGCAGCGCGGAGGTCGTCGAGAAGGTCGCGCTGCCGATTGTGCCGGAGACGATGGCGGTGCCGGGTCGTGCGGGCGCGTTGCTCGTGTCCGGCCGCATACCGCTCAGGCTGGTGCGGGTGCGGCTGTTCATGGACGCGGGTTACAAGCCGGGGACCAACGGCCTGGCGGACATCAGGCACAGAGTCTACTCGGCACTGTGCTCCACGGTTGGCGGGACGCTGCGGCTTCCTGATGAGCCAGAGTGGGAGTACCGCGATGCCGTCTGCGTCGATGCCGGAGCTTGGTCGTCGCTCTTCGAGGACGGCAAGGGCGAGGTCACCTTCACGCTGCTAGACCCCATTGCCTATGGGTTGGCGCGTTCTGAGACTGGTACATCTTTCAAGGTCGGCGGGACGTGGCCCACGTGGCCGACGTTCGAGCTGGTGGCGGCTGCGGGATCTGCCGTGCAGGTCGGCAGCGGCGAATGCTTCGTACGTGTTGAGCATGTTTTCTCGGGCGGCGAGGTCGTGCGCATCGACTGCGAGAGCGAGGGCGTGACCGTCGACGGCATTGACGCGCGGGCGAACGTTACGTTGAGCAGCGACTTCTTCTCGCTGACGCCTGGCAGCTGCGGGCTATTCTTCTCGGGATGCTCTTCCCACGTGACCAGCTTCCACGAGAGGTGGCTGTGATGGCGGCCTCGGTTCCCACAATCTTCTGGTTCGACCGTTTCGACGACCGCATCGGGATACTGCCCGTAGTCGGCGAGATCGTGCACACCGAGGAACTCAACGGCGAGGACACGCTTGAGTTCGAGTGCCGCGAGGTTCCTTCCAAGGGAGACCGGTTGCTGTGGAATGATGGCAGCATATGGCATGAGCACGTTATTGTTCGTGCGGACGAGCCGTTGGAGGGGCTTTGCTCGGTGTATGCGGAGTCGAGCCTCTGCGAGCTGATGGACGACTTCATCGAGGAGCAGCATTTGGTTTCCCGTACTGCGGCGCAGGCTTTGGCTGTGGTGTTGGTACCAACGCGCTGGTCTGAGGCATCGTGCGGCGTGGCGGGCACGGCTGGCTGCGTGCTCTATCACGTGAATGCGCTCTGGGCATTGCGGAGGGTCGCAGAGGTCTGGGGCGGCGAGGTGGAGCCGGTCATCACCGTGGTCGACGGGCGCGTGGCATCGAGGTCGATCCGCTTCGTCGAACAGCTTGGAAGTTGGCGCGGCCTTCGCTTCACCTATGGCAAGAACATGGCCGGTTGCACGCGCACGGTGCTCGAGCAGGACGTCTACACGGCGCTCTACGGCTTCGGGGCGGGCCTTCCCGTGACCGACGAGGACGGGCGCTACACGGGCGGCTACCGCAAGAAGCTCACCTTCGGGGAGGTCAACGGCGGGGTCAACTGGGTCGGCGACGAGCAGGCGCGGCTGGTCTGGGGGCGCTGGAACGCGGACAGGACGGCCAAGGTGCACTCGTTCGGGCAGGTGACCTTCTCGGAGTGCGACGACCCGGCCAGGCTGCTGGCGCTCACCAGGAAGGCGCTCGTGGACGCGGTACAGCCGAAGGTGTCGTACGAGATAGACGTGGCGGCCCTGGACGGCGGCGAATGCGCGTTGGGCGACACCGTTGCCGTGATTGATTCCACCCGCTCTCCCGAGTGGCGCCTGAAGGCCCGAGTCGTGGGGCGCGTGCGCACGTTCGGCGATGCGGTGATCTGCCACGTGACCATCGGCACGGTGCAGCAGGCCGACTACGCGGTGACGAGCTCGCTTGCCGCCGACGTGGCCGCGCTGCAGGACGACGTGGCGGGCATCGACGGCAACCTGAGCGTGGCGACCTCGGTGCAGGTGGTGGAGAGCACGGTGACCACGGCCATCGACGACCTGGACGAGCTGGCGGACCTCGACTTCTGACGCTGTGGTTGTGACGCGGGCATACCCTGAGCTGAGACTCTAGGAGGTGCTTCGTGCTCGACGGATACGGACTTCACAGGCTGGTTTGGGACGCCGCTGACGAGCGTTTCGGCGACGTGCTGGTGGCATCGCCTGCGGATGCCTGCGGGCGCGGGATATCGCTTGCGGTGCGTGAAAACGGCGCTGCCGCCGACCTGACCGGAGCTACCGTCTACTTCGTTTGGAAGCACAAGGTGACCGGGGAGCGCGGGACCGAGCCCTTCACCGCCGTGGACGCCTCCGTCGGCGAGTTCGAGGTCTACTACCCGGCGGCCATGCAGGAGGCAGAGGGCGCGGTGCTGGCGCAGGTCATGGTCTCGCGCGGGGACGACACGTACATCAGCTCGCGCGTGTTCACGATACGCGTGGATCCCGTGGTCGTAGGCGGCGAGGAGCACGAGGACGGCTTCACGCTGTTCGTGGACGCCATCAACGCCTACGAGCACGCGACGGAGATCACGACGGATGCGGCGACGGCCGCGAACCAGGCAGCCACGCTTGCCAATGCGGCGCGCGAGAACCTGACGGCTGCTGCCGAGCGCGGCGACTTCGACGGGACGGATGGCGTAGACGGCGCTGACGGCTTCAGCCCGACGGCGACCGTCACGCAGACCGCCGATGGCGCGACCATCACGATCACCGACAAAAACGGAACCACAACAGCAGACGTGACCAAGGGCATGAAGGGCGACAAAGGCGACACCGGGGACGTCGGGCCGCAGGGACCCAAGGGAGATGCCGGCGAACGGGGTCCGCAGGGAATCCAGGGCGAGGTTGGTCCGCAAGGCCCGAAGGGTGACGCGGGCGAAACCGGCCCGCAAGGACCGCGGGGAATTCAAGGTGAGACGGGTGCCGCCGGCGCGACTGGTCCCCAAGGTCCACAGGGAGAGAAAGGCGAAACCGGCGCGACTGGAGCCCAGGGTCCGAAAGGAGATACCGGTGACACGGGCCCTCAGGGTGCGACCGGACCATCTGGTGCTGACGGTGTCTCATGCACGCACTCCTGGGATGGCTCGGTGCTTACCGTTACAAGCGCATCCGGTACGAGCTCAGCCGACTTGCGCGGTCCGCAGGGCATCCAGGGGATTCAAGGTGCTACCGGTCCCCAGGGTGAAACGGGCCCACAGGGCGAGACGGGAGCGACCGGCGCCACGGGACCACAGGGGCCCAAGGGCGACACCGGCGACGACGGCATTGACGCGACCATCACGGGCGCTTCCGCCACTGTCGATTCATCCACGGGCACGCCCTCCGTGAGCGTCACGCTGGGCGGCACGGCGTCTACCAGGACGTTCGCCTTCTCCTTCCACAACCTCAAGGGTGAGACGGGCGCCACGGGGCCGACAGGGCCGCAGGGGCCGGCTGGAACGACGCCTGACCTCTCCGCCTACGCCACCAAGCAGTACGTGGACGACGCTATCGCCGCCTTGGCGAACCTCGAGGAGGAGGAGTTCTAGGCATGGCAGTTGGAACCGTATCGACGCGCATACTCACCGACATCGCCAACGCGATCCGATACCAGGCGGGCGTGGCAACCACATACAAGCCTCGCGAGATGGCGGCCGCCGTTGCAGCACTCGACGGCACCGACGCGGGCGACTACCAGGCGCAGCCCTACATGGCGCTTGAGTCCGGCGTGCTATCTGAGTCGGTGTTCTCGGATATCGCATCTGCCATTCGCGGGCAGAACGGGCTCTCCACGCTCTACCAGCCTGGCGACATGGCAGCAGCAATCCTTGCTTTGGAATGGGACGTGGGCTACAAGATCCGGGCGCTGCTGCTCGACGACGGCACGCTTGAGATCAACTACTACGAGCGGCGGACGAGCGTCACCGGCGGGCGCATCGTGCAGGCCTTCGAGATCGACCCGGCGGGCTACTCGTCTGCCAGCGCGCGGTCCTACGACTCCGTCAAGCTGCTGGTGAAGAAGGTCTACATCGACTCGACCATCGCGGGCCTGGGCATCACCAACTGCAACTACTGGTTCAACGCGTTCTCGAACTGCACCGAGGTGCGGGGGTTCGAAAACCTCAGCGGCATGACGAGTGCCAACCAGATGTTCACGAGCTGCAGCTCGCTCGAGACCATCTACGCCACGAGCTTCAGCAACTCGGGGCTCTCGGGTTCGCTGGTGTTCAACAGCTGCAACCGCCTGGTGGGCGGGACCGACGGCTTCGTTCCTTCCACGACGAGCGGCGCATCGGTGTGCAAGTTGGGCGCCGGCGGGGTGCTCACCGACCCGAACAACGACCAGCGCACGTGGTTTTGGGCGCACTTCTACGAGGATGGCGAGGGCGTGCTCACTGCCACGGCGACGCCGGATGCCACCCGCGAGCTCGTCGCGAGCGGGCGGATCTGCGCGATCGGCAAGTACGTGGGGCTCGGCTTCACGCCCTGGGACGGCGTCACAGGCGCGACACATCGCCAGCACCTCACGAGCGCGACCTTCGCGGCGGACATGGCGGGCTTCTCGTACCTTAACCTGAACTACCTGTTCTACAGCTGCACTAACCTTGCCAGCGTGAGTGGCTTGGGAAATCTCTCCGGCGTGCGCTCGATGCGCTACACGTTCAGCTCTTGCGCGTTCACGAGCATCGACTTCCGGGGCTTCGACCCGTCGACGCTTTCGGACCTGTTCTACACGTTCTCGGGGTGCAGCAGGCTCACGAGGATCTATGCGGACGCGACCTGGGCGCTGCCCTCGAGTGGCATATCCGGCTCGCAATGCTTCTACTCGTGCTCCACGTCTCTTGTGGGTGGCAACGGCACCGTGTGGGCAAGCAACAAGACGGCGTACACGTACTTCCGCATCGACACGGCGAGCACCCCGGGGTACATCACCGTGGCCTAGCTGCGAATTCTTGTGAAGTGACTTGTGAACTAGGTACGGGAACACCTGTGACAGCCATCGAAGATTACATCGTCAGCAATCTAGACGAAAGTGAGGTTCGATGGCGAACAAAAAGTGGAAGCCCATGCACAAACGCGACGTGTTTCACGCATTCATGGTGCGCGGAGCGAGGTTCGACGGAGAGTTCGACATGCCCTGCATCGAAGGCACGCAGGAGATCCCGAAGGGCCTGATTCCCTTCTCCGAGGCCATGAACGAGAACTGCCGCGAGTACCACTGCCACGTGATGTTTTACGAGGACGATTTTCGTTTCGAGCGCGTGTGGGCACAGCCCCACCGCTACGAGGAGCGGCTAAAGAAGTTCGCGGGCGGCATATCGGCCGACTTCTCCACCTGCACCGACTTCCCCGGCGCGCTGAAGGTATGGAATACGTACCGCGACCGCGCAACGGGCTTCTGGATGCAACACCACCTGGGCATGCACGTGATTCCCAACGTGCGCGTGGAGGAGCTCACCCGCAACTGGGCGCTCGACGGCCTGCCGCGCGAGTCCGTCATCGCAATCGGCGCGCGCACGTGCGTGAAGGACCGAGACAACCGCAGGCTCTTCTGCCAAGGCCTTCGGATTGTATGCGACGAGCTTCGGCCCACCGGCATCGTCTGGTACGGCGCCGACGCCTACGGCTGCTCGGACTACCCTCGCGAGCTGGGCATTCCCATCCACGTGTTCAAGGGACGCGGGCGCGGCAAGATCGAAGGGGACCAGCGTGGGTGCTAA